CAGCCCAACGGCGTGGGGCGGTAATTGTCACTTTCCGGGTAACAGGAGGCGAGTATGCCTGACAGTGTTTTCACGTTCCGCATGCCAGCCGGTATTCCCGGCGAGTGCAGTCGCTTCAATGTGATCGGCACCACGATCAATGCCGAGAACCAGAACGCCTCGACACCGTTCACCGCGTTTGGTCAGGTGGGCACGCTCGATGCCAACGGCGCGCGTCCCATCGCCGGGACCGATGCCGCGCTCCCGCCGACCCCGGTGGTGATCTCGGTGCGTCCGTTCCCAACCAGTGACATGACCGTGGCACTGCCCGGTGTGGTACCTTTTGGTCCCGGTGTTCCGTCACCGAAGGGTATCATCGACTGCATGCAGCGCGGCTTTATAACGATGAAGCTGAACGGTGCGGCGGCTGCGGCCAAGGGCGGCGCGGTCTATGTGTGGTACGGCGCGACCGGCGGCGGTCACGTCCAGGCCGGTATCGAGGCGGCAACCGGGGCGTCCGCGTGGGTGATCCCGAATTGTTACTTCACCGGTCCTGCCGACGCCACCGGCAACGTCGAAATCCAGTTCAGGATTTGACGGTCACCTAGGTTAGGGTTAGTCACCCTGCGAATGCGAGGAGGGGTAACAAATGTACGCTCATCAAATGCAGAGCGCGGTGAATGGCGGGTGGCCAACCCTCGACCGCGCTTATACTTACACGGATAGCGGTGACGGCTCGATCCGCACCGTGGACTCGGCGGGTGCCTTTTTGGTCAACGAGTTGGAACGGCTCGACCCGACCCTTCACATGCCGCTGGCGGCGGTGACGTGGTCACGCGACATCGATCTCCGTGAGGATGTCACCATCGCCGACGAATCAGCATCGTTCACCAACAGTACCTTTGCCGCGCCCGGTGGTGTGGTACCCGCCGGTATCAACTGGGGCGGCAAGGTGACAACGGCCATCGCCGGTATCGCGGTTGATATCAGCAAGACCGCGCAGCCGTTGAACCTGTGGGAGATGGAACTCAAATATTCCATCCCCGAACTTGAGTCCGCGATCAAGGTCGGTCGGCCCATCGACCAGCAAAAGTTTGAGGGTCTGAACCTCAAGCATCAAATGGACATCGACCAAGTCGTGTATGTCGGTGACTCCACGATGGGGATGACCGGGTTCCACAATAACGCGTTGGTCACCGTCAGTACCGCTGTCGCAGGCGGCGGCGGTTCCACCCACTGGGCGGCAAAGACACCGAACGAGATTCTCGCGGATGTCAACACCATCCTGACCAACACTTGGGCGCAGTCCGGTTACTCGGTGATCCCTGATCGCCTGATTATACCACCCGCTCAGTACGGCATTCTGGTGTCACAGGTTGTGTCCACCGCCGGTAACATCTCGACGTTGAAGTTCCTCGAAGAGAACAATCTGGCGGCGCAGCGTGGCGGTCGGCTGGAAATCTACCCGTGCAAGTGGGGCATCGGCATGGGTGTCGGTGGTACGCCACAGGTACTCGGTACCGTTGACCGGGCGATTGCCTACAGCAAAGACCCGCTGCGGGCACGCTACCCGATGACACCGCTGCAAAAGACCCCGATCCAGTATCAGGGTATCTACCACGTCACCACTTACTACTGTCGCCTGGGGCAGATGGAGTTCATCTATCCTTCGACCTTCAGCTACCTAGACGCGATCTAGGGAACGGTCACCGGAGCGCGGGGGTTTGTGGGGGGAAGAAGTCACAAGGAGGGCTGAGTTATGCCTGACATGGTTTTTGTCACCAATCGGACCAATGTCCAACTGCCCGGCACCCACGATAACCCCGATGGGGCGGTGGTGGTACTGCATCCAGGGCTGAACGAAGTTCCCGATGCTGCGGCAAAAGACCCGTTTGTGGTCAATCTGGTGAAGACTAGTGCCGAACAGGTGAAACAGGCACAGGCGGATGCCGATGCCGAGAAGAAGTCGGCAGAGGCCGCAGCGCAGGGTCTGGAAGTGCGTCAGCAAGCCGAGAAGGCAAACCTCGACGCCAAGACCAAAGCGGGTGAGGGCTGGGCGAAGGATCGTGAAGCCGCGATGGAGAAGGGACTTCCCTATGATGTTCCCCATCCCGATCCGGTGACGCAATCCAGCATTACGCTCACGTCACCGGCCCAGGTCTATGCTACCGCCGGGTTTGTCGGCAAGGCCAGCGACCCCAATGCGCACGCCGCAGCGTCCGCGTCGCATGACGCGCCGTCGCATGACGCGCCGTCGAATGGCGGTCACGCGCCGCGCGTCACTCCCGACACAGGAGCCAGACCCGCGAGATCGTAAGTCTTGTGTACCCATGTGATAGAGGCGACCCGCTAGGTTCGCCTCTATTGGGAAGGTGACTATGCCGCTCACCGAGAAGGGTGACAAAATCAAGAGCGCCATGCAGGAACAGTATGGCGAGAAAAAGGGTGAGCAAGTCTTCTATGCCAGCAAGAATAAAGGAACAATTACCGGCGTAGACAGTAAGACCACAGTCACCCACTCGCGCTCAGTACCCGGATTAGGGAGAACGACGGTGTCACACACAAACGATCAGAGTGACAATCCTCCCGTGGTCAAGGGCGCGCTCCCGGTTCCCGAACGTCACAAGGATTTGCTGGGCGAGGTGTCAAAACCGGAAACCACGCTGCGCGGCCCGATGAAAAACGCCGAGGCACCGGAGCGTACCAAAAAGTCCGGTGATGCTGTTGGCGGTAGTTCGACGGTCGGCGGCAAGACCACGGGTTACAGTATCAATACAGCGAACTCCGCTGACAAAAATAAGTCCAAAGATCAGTCATCGACGTTTAGTAACGTGCAGTCGGGTGCGCCGATGAACAATCTCGGTATGGGTATCCCGGCACCCGCGATCAGTTCCACACCCGGCTCGACAACGAGTACCACAACGGCACCTACGTCAACCGGTGACTCTTTGCGCTCGATGAACGCCGCTAACCGGGCGTTCTGGGCACGCAAGCGGTAAGGTGACTCATGGCGCGTGTCTCAACCGGCGGTCCCTTCCCGGCGATCAGGCCGGATGAGACTGATTTCTTTACCTTCGACTTCAGCAAGAAGCTGGGTCCGACCGGTAACATAACCGAAGCGACGTGGGTTTGTACCCTTTCGCCATCGTCACCGCCAACGGTGACTGACGAGTTCCCCGATACCCACGTAGACCCGCAGGATGTCGCGCCTGCGCCGGTACCCCCGGCAACCACGCCCCAGGTCAACAAGGTGGCCGCGCTCTGCGGCGGGTTTGTTGATGGCGCTACCTATACGCTGAGTGTCACTGTTACCGTCGATGACGGTCGCGTCCTTGTACTCGACGGCGATGTCAAAATCTCCAGGGGCAGTGTCGATGGTTTGGCGGAATGCTTTACCGTCGAGGAGTTCCGCGCCGACTACCCAGCGTTCGCTGACGCCAACCGCTTCACCGATGAAGAGGTGCAGTACTGGATCGATACGGCGTGCTCGCCGCCCAATTCGACCCCGGCCATCAACAAATGGCGCTGGGGGCAGTTCTACTCTCTTGGCTTACACCTCTTCGTGGCGCATAATCTCGCAGTGCAGGACATGATGGCGCAGCGCGCCGGTCTGCCGGGCATGGGTGGCCCGATCTATACAACGACACCGCTGGTTGGTTCCGGTGTCCCTGCATCGAAGTCGGTCGATGGTGTCAGCATTAGTTACGACAACCAGATCGGCATGGAACGTGACGCAGGCTGGTGGGGTTCGACCCCGTGGGGTAATCAGTTCCTCTACTATCTGCGTATGGCCGGCTCCGCTCCGATTCAGTTGTGACCAATGGAGCGACGAACGGCATTGACGATCAACGTCATTCGGTCACTGAAGGCGTTTTGGATCGCGCAACCGGGACAAATTGAGGAAGCCAACGCCCTACGGGAACTTACCCGTAACCTCGATCTGTACCTGACGGGAGGTGACAATGAGTCCCAACATGCTGAAGAAGCTGGAGCGGAACATCTCGTACCACGCCGCGATGGCTGAGTATTACGACGAGGAAATCAAGAAGAGCAAGGAACATCCGAAGGAAGGTACGGCGGCACCGGCCAACAGCCGCAGTACAAGGCCGACCGCTTCGGCGTCACCACCCAAGCCTGATCAAAATCAGGTACACGCCGATCTGCATGCGGGGGTGGTGAAGCAGTTGATGCCGATCCTGCTCGCCGGTTCCAAACCGCCTACCGCAGTTCCGCCGCCGATCCGGCGTGACGAGATGCCGGAACTCAAGCCCAGCGCGGGGCGCTTCCACTAAATGGCACAAGGTCGGCGGGTTAACGCCCATCTCGAAGTATTGGAGGATAATCGTGCCACGGTGGCGAACGCCATCCAGCGATTGGCCAATACTACCATTATGGTCGGTATCCCGTCCGATCAGGAACAACCGCATTACGACGAGCAAGGCGGGAAAGCAAAAGGTACCAACAAGCGCACCGACAACGTCCCGGTCAACAACGCCACCCTTGGTTACATCCACGAAACCGGTGCGCCAGCGGCGAATATCCCTGCGCGACCGTTTTTGTCACCCGGTGTCAGGAACAGTCGGCGAGCGTGGGAACCCTACATGATCCGCGCCGGTCACTTGGCGTTCGCCGGGAAGATGGATGACGCGGAACACGCGTGGCACGCGGCTGGGATGAAAGCGGTCGAGGGTGTCAAGACCCGGATCGAAAGTAACATACCGCCGCCGTTGGCACAGGCAACCGTGGACGCACGCCGCATCCGCTCGACGGGTAGCAGTTACCGCCGCAAAGCGATGACGGCGAGTGATACTACCGCTCTCATAGACACTGCCCAGATGATCAACAGTGTCTCCTATGTGATCCGTCACAGAGGACGAAGCTAATGCCAACGCTCGATGTCACCGATGCGTTTGATAACTCCTTCTGGGACACTATCGTAGTGATCCGGCGGATGGCGTACATCAATAACTTTGGCCGGGTGGCCACCAAGGATACCTCGATGTCGGCA